CCACACTCCTGGTAACAGCATCCTTGGTAACGACCAAGGCGCACCTCCGGTGGCTGAGAAGACCATCACCTGTGATGACCTTCTGATCTCCAGTGCATTTGTGTATGAACTGGATGAAGTGCTTTCTCACTATGATCTGCGTTCGGAGATCTCGCGTAAGATCGGCTATGCTCTGGCCGAAAAATATGACCGCCTGATCTTCCGTCAAATCGCCAAAGGTGCTCGCCTTGCTTCGCCTGTTTCTAAGGCTGGCTTTGTTGAGCCTGGTGGTACTCAGATCCGTGTGGGTACGACTACCGATGAGTCCGACGCTTTCTCCGCTACCGCTCTGGTCAACGCTTTCTACGACGCTGCTGCTGCAATGGACGAGAAGGGCGTTAGCACCGAGGGTCGCGTGGGTGTTCTGAACCCCCGCCAGTACTACGCTCTGATCCAACAGGTTGGTGAGAATGGTCTGGTGAACCGCGATGAGCAAGGTACTGCTCGTCAGCGTGGTAACGGCGTCGTTGAGATCGCCGGTATCAAGATCTACAAGTCCATGAACATCCCCTTCCTGGGTCGTTATGGCACCAAGTACGGTGGCACCACTGGTGAAACCGATCCTGGTAACACCGGTTCCTTCGTGAACCCTGCTATCGAAGATGGCGGCGGTGTGACTGGTATGAACAACAACTACGGTGAAGCTGCTGCTTTCGACACCTCCTGCGGTCTGATCTTCCAGCGTGAAGCAGCCGGTGTTGTGGAAGCTATTGCTCCCCAAGTTCAAGTCACCAGCGGCGACGTGTCGGTGATCTACCAGGGCGATGTGATCCTGGGTCGTCTCGCCATGGGCGCTGACTTCCTGAACCCTGCTGCTTGCGTTGAGCTGTATGCTACTGCTACCGCTCCTACCGCATTCGGCGCTACCTATCCTGCTAACACCTGATAGGTTTTATCTTCTTTCTGGGGGAACTTCGGTTCCCCTTTTTTTTATTCTTTTGTGACAAGAGATGCCCTTTCCTACTTATGCTGTGTCCACCGAACTGGATGCTGTTAATCAAATATTAAGCTCAGTGGGACAGGCTCCTGTCACCACACTAGATCTTCAGAATCCAGAAGTATCTATTGTACTCAATACTCTCCGTGAAATTAATAAGCAAGTTCAATCTGAAGGTTGGATCTTTAATACGGAACGGGACTATGTGATGCAACCGGATTCTAGTACCCAAGAAATTCTTTATCCGTACAACGTTCTACAGATGGATGCAAATGTAGAATACCACAAAAATCAATACGACTTGGTTCGTCGTAATGGTAAGTTGTATGACAGACTTAACCACACCTTTCAATTTACCAGTGATATTCACGTTGACCTGACTTGGTATTTTGATTTCACTGATGTACCACCTCCTGTCCAAACGTACATTGTTGCACGTGCTGCTCGCATGTGTGCAACGAAACTGATTGGAGACCAAGAGATTAATAAACTCCTTGCTGAACAAGAAGTCTATACCCGTGCTGCTGCCATTGAGTATGAATGCAACCAAGGGGATTACTCGATGTTTGGGTTTAAGGATGGTCAGAACTATTACGCAAGTTATCAACCTTATCAAGCTTTGATGCGATGAGTACAATTACCCAAAGAATCCCAAACCTGTTTCTTGGTATTTCACAACAACCTGATAGTAGGAAGTTTCCCGGACAAGTCCGAGATGCTGTGAATACACTGCCTGACTTTGCGTTGGGTATGTTGAAGCGTCCTGGTGGTGAATACATTGAGTCGTTGACAAACGCCACCACTACTGGTCGTTGGTTTTCGATTCTTCGGGATCAGGATGAGAAATACGTTGCTCAATATGCGAACAATGTATTTCGTATCTGGAGTCTGACTGATGGTTCTCCTCGTGCTGTTAACATGGGAACCAACACTGGTGTCCCTGGTACATGTAATATTGCAGATGTAAAAACTACACTTGCTAATTACAATGCTGCAGTTAACGTCAGGAAAACCAGGCTCACTGAACTCCATACCGCTCAGTCCAACTATGCTGAAGCTCTTGCTGGTCAAAATGCTACAACAGAAGAGCTGTTTGATGTAAGGTACAATTACACTCCTCCTGGTGTACCTAACTCATTCTATGATGTGTACCTGTATTCTGGTATCACAAAAAATTCTGCTGGTCTTTATGTAGTTAAGAACGCTGACACAGTGGTGTCTACAAGCGTCTCCTTGCCCGCTGGATACTCTCTTGGGACCGAACGTACCGAAGAGCATCCAAAGCTTGCTGCAGAGGGTTACAGGGTCTTTACAGCGATTCATGAAGTAGCAGCTACCCACACTGCTGGTCAACTGGCTACAGCCTTGGCTGCAATGAATAATGCTCAGACAAACTACAGTAACGCTGTAGCTGATGAAGCAACCAAGCTTGGTCTTTACAACACTGAAGTTAGTGACTGCGCTATCACTACTGTACCTGCTAATGCTTACCTCAAAGATGCTGACCCTGAGGACATTGAAGTTCTAACTCTTAATGATTACACCTTCGTCCTGAACAAAGGTAAAACAGTTCAGATGGATGCAGCTACTACTTCAGCTGCTCTTCCACATCAAGCCTTTGTTGTTCTTACTATTGTAGGTACCGGTCACTATAAAATCTTTTTAGATGGTACTGAGCGTGGTACTTACAATGCTGGTAGCGGTGGTGATGTAGATGCTATCCTGAATGATCTTGTTGGAGACATTCACAACCAAACCTTTGGTGGTAAAACTTACACTGCTGTAAGAGTTGGTGCTGGTATTTACATTAGCTGCACTGCTGCCTTTACCATTGAAGTTGTTGGTGGTCCATCTCAAGATGCACTGTACGCATTCCAAGATACGATCTCTACTGTCTCTTCACTACCGGGACAAGCTAAAGATGGTTATGTAGTTAAAGTTGTCAACTCTGCTGACATTGAAGTTGATGATATGTGGCTTCAGTTCAACACTTCTTCCGGTGCTACTTACGGTGTAGGTACGTGGGAAGAAACCGTTGGACCTGGCATCACCTATAAACTTGATCCTCTTACTATGCCTCACCAACTGGTACGGCAAACTGATGGATCGTTTACTTATGAACCTGTTACTTGGGATGATCGTTTGATTGGTGATCTTACCACTAATCCTAATCCCAGCTTTGTTGGTACAACCATTCGTCATATGTTCCTTTATAGGAACCGTCTTGGTTTCTTGTCCAATGAAACCGTGACAATGAGTAGAGCAGGTGACCTGTTCAACTTCTTTAACACTACTGCTCTTACTGCTACAGATGATGACCCGATTGATATTTCGGCATCAACTGCTAAGCCAGTTACTTTGAATTATGTTAGACCTACTGCTGTTGGTTTGATTCTATTCGGTAACACTGAGCAATTCTTGCTAAGCACTGACTCTGACATTCTGAGTCCTAAGACGGCAAAGATTAACACTATGTCGTCATATGAGTGTGAGGCTGATATTGAGGCTGTGTCTACCGGTATCTCTACTAACTTTATTGCGAAGACCCCTCTTTATACTAAACTCTTTAACATTGTAGATATTAGGAATGATAGTCCTCCACTTGCTGAGGAACTAACCTATAACATCCCTGAGCTTATTCCAAGCACAATTGACAGCCTTATCTCGTCTGCAGCTGCATCCATTATTTCCCTTGGAACTATTGGGAATAGTACTATTTATCAGTACAGGTTCTTGCAGCTTAACGATAAGCGTGTTCAATCTTGGTATAAGTGGAACCTGACTGGTACGTTGTTGGATCAATTCTTTGACCAAAGCACCTACTACACAGTTGTTGCTAATGGAACTGAAGTTGAAGTTCAAGCATTTAATCTTCGTCAATCTAGTGATGAAGGGTTCTTGACTCTTCCCACTGGTGAGAAGACTGATGTGTTTTTGGATTATTGGTCCATTAACCCGTACCGTACCTATGACTCCAACGCTGATACAACTAGAATCTTCCTGCCTTATGAAACTGTAAGCGGTAAAACTTTTGTAGTTGTAGCTCTTGGGGGATACATTGGAGGTAGTAATGAAACCTCTAGTCAATCCGTTGGTGCTATCTTGGAACCAACTGTGGCAGGTTCAGCGGGTGCTTACTATGCAGACATTGCTGGAGACTATCGTGGACGGGATCTAATTATTGGATACCAATATGAAATGTCTTTGGAACTTCCTAAATTCTACATTACCAAAAACGAAGGTAGTTATGTTAGTAGTGACCAAACTGCCGATTTGATTATCCATCGACTCAATGTTGCAACAGGTCTTAGTGGTCCTGTTACATATGAAATTGATTTGACTGGTATCCCAACTTGGGACAACGTAGTGTCTACTACACTGCCTAACACCTACGTGCTTAACAACGTTAACCTTTCTGCTACTTCGCTGCATGTCGTTCCGATTTATCAGCGAAATAAAAACATCTCTATTAGAATCATTGGTAATACTCCATTCCCAGTGAACCTGTTAGACATTACGTGGGAAGGTAAATACAGCAGCCGTTTCTACCGACAAGGTTAACTATGAGTAATTCCACCCCTGGGTTCAGCGTAAGACCTGCAACCTTAGAAGATGTACCTGTGATAGCTAAGGATCTATTAGAGGAAGGTATTGCGGACTTCTTTAGAGCAGGTATGCATCCTGTTCTTTGTATGGCTGCAGATACTCTTTACAGTAAAACCTTCCTTCTAATTAGTCCTGACGACAAACCTGCTGCGTTGTTTGGTGTGTATGAAGATGGGTGTGTATGGATGAACATGACTTATGAAATCCGTAAACACCCTAAGGCATTTATCAAATACGCTAGAGAGTTTGTAAAGACCTTGGGACCAGTTCTTTGGAACCGAGTAGATATTCAGAACAATAATCTAAGAAAGTTCTTGAGGCTTATCGGTTTCAAGGTTATCAACGTCGTTCTATGCGACACACGAAACATCTATTATGTGGAATTTGCAAAGGTAAATTATGGCAGGTGGTAAAATAACAAGCGCCGCTGGTATTGGTGCTGGTTTAGGTTTGCTTGGTATGGGTTTGGATATGTTCCAAGCAGACCAGGCGTACAATAAGGAAATTCAGCAGTGGAAACAGCAAGCAGATGCTACCATCCGTGCTAACCAACGTCAAGCGTTGATGATCCGAGAAGCTAACACTCGGACTGCTGATATTTACGGTTACCAAACTGGACGGTTTGAAAAAAACCTTGGGTTTATTCAAGAAGAATATGCACGAGCCGGTGAAGATCTTCAACGTCAACTTGGTTCAGAATTTGCACAATCTGCTTATTCTAAACAAGCACAACTAACTGCTCTATCCCAAGCTGTTGGCTTTAACAAAGCTGCTTTTGAAGGCACAAGTCGCTCACGTCAACGTGCTGATGTTCTTGGAACTCTCGGGACATTCGGACGTAATGCTGCTATGGAAGCTGAAAGGCTTGCAGGTGTTGTAGGTCAGACTGGACGTGGACGTGAAGCACTTGGTCGTCAAGCTACTCAATCTATCTTTAATGCATATGGTGATCTTGGTATTCTTCCAGAAATGCAAAGGTATTTTGGTCAAGAAATTGCAAGTAGACCTGAAGGACCAAACATGGGTATGATGATTGCAAAAGGCTTGTTTAATACTGCAACACAAGCAGCTACTATGGGTCTGGGAGCAGTAGGGAAGTAGTAATGGCACAAGCACAATCTAAGGAGTTACAACTCCAACAAGGCTATCAAAGTCCTATCCAAGCTCAAGGCTATAACCCACTTCAAGTTGCAGATGCTTCACAACAAATGGAGCAGAACCGTGCAACCGCACTGGCTAATGCTCAGCGTGAAGATGCAGTTTTGAGTAAAGCAGATGAAGCTTCAATTGAGTTCGCTAAAAATCTAAACACACAACAACTAGCTGATCTCTCTTCTTTATCAAAGTCTCTGAAAGAAACAGCAGAGGCTGGGATGAAGCTGTATTGGCAAACAGAAGCCACAAAAGGCATTAATGCCATCCGTGAATCTGGTGTCCCATTTGAGGAGTACTTCAACTGGCACAAAACCAAGAAAGATCTAGAGATTGCACAAGCTGGTGGTGATGCACTGGCTAATCAAGCAATGGCTGCTGGTGAACCTTTTGAGGTTGCTAACCTTTACAAGGGTCTCAGTGGTATTGCTAAGATCTATG